CCCTCAACTATAATTTCCAAATATTTCACTATTGGAGATTTAACATCCAGAGCAACATTCCCACATAATCTAAGGGAACAGTGTGGCCTGACAGAACTAGAAATAGCAAGAAATCTACAGCATCTATCTACGAATATTCTAGATAAATTAGTCGAGGAATATGGTAGACCATCATTCATAATTACGTCTGGGTTTAGAACTTATTCGGGTAAGGGTCAAACGTCACAGCATGATATCGGACAGGCTGTAGATATTCAATTCAAAATTAATATCAATGACTATTCATCTCGTGGTGAAGAACTAATTAAAATATTAACATTTGACCAGCTACTTCTAGAATATCAATCTGGAGGAACAGGTAAGCCGTGGTTCCATATTTCATATGATCCAAAAAGAACACGAAGTCAGTATGCTACATATTATAATCATAAACCAGTAACAGATTTTAAGGTAGTTTAATATGTCCTTCGTAAACATGTATGAAGCTGAAATGAAAGAACGCCGTCTAATGAATGTTATTAGACGGGTTTCTATGTTGGATGATACTAAAATTAGCCAACTAGGAATGATGCTTGGTGCGAAGAGAAGTGTTAATTCTTCACTAAGTCCAACTGGTAAAATTGGAAATGTTCTTGGTAAGCTAGGATTAAATAATAATAGTTCCAGCACATTATCATATCGAATTAATGGTTGTCTATCTGCTATTGATAGAACAATCGATAATAATATTGTGGCTCTTATTGGCCTTTCACTGGATTCTGTGGGTATTCTCGATCTATTAAGAATGCAGGAAATGATGGGTAGTGATTTTGCTAGATTATCAAGAGCCTTGGGTTATATTATGAATTATGGTCCATCTGCACTCTATCAATTACAGGATGCTCTTGTGAGAGGTGTTGAAAATACCATTATGGATGTGGTTGCCATGGCATCCGATATTGCCACAGATGCAATTAATCAAGCCGCCCAGGAAGCTTTTTGTGCCCTTATGCCAAGTCTGAATGGTCTACAAGACGAATTAGGTGGATTATTGGGTGGTGTGGCCGATATTGCCGATGCTGTGTCATCACTTACAAATGAGATAACAAACGATATAAATAATGTATTAATAGCCGCCCAAATGGAATTTAACGATTTATCAAACACAATAGCAGGTGGCCTTTTTGGATATGCCACAAATAGAAATTCAACTTGTGCTATGCGTCCAGATGCACAATCAAACCTAAGAAGAGTATTAACCCAAACTATTTGTTAAGGATATACATGGAAAGACCTACGAGACCAACAACAAACGAATTACAGCAGGTATTATTCTCAGATTTTACTAATAATCTTGGAATACATCCTGTCACTGGAAATTTAACTCGTGTGGTTAATCGTGAATCGGTTAAACAGGCTCTACGTAATCTAATTCTTACCAATACAGGCGAAAGATTATACAATTATACCATGGGTATAGATATAAATCGTCTACTATTTGAGACTATTATAGACGAGACTGATACTTATATCATGAGAGAAAAAATTATAAAGAATATTAAACGGTATGAGCCAAGGGTCGATTTGGTTGACGTAGAAATTCTAACTGAAACTGACACTGATAATAAGACAAATAGTGTTACTGGACTGCCACTAGAAATGAACGATCTGAGAAATCCCAGGGGAGAGAATGGTAATTCTCTGATAATTAATATTATTTTTAAGATAATAAATACAACTGAATTATTAAGCCTTAACGTATTATTAGAAAGAAATAGATAATGGCAGATTTCCTTAATACCGAACAATTAGACTTTGCTTCAATAAAAAACACTCTTAAAACCTATCTTAAGACACAGACAATCTTTCGTGATGTTGATTACGAAGCATCAAATATTAATGTTCTATTGGATATCATGGCATACAATACTTATTTAAATGGCTTCTATTTAAATATGGTTGGTAATGAAAACTTCATGGATAGTGCAATATTAAGAGATACCGTTATTTCCCATGCCAAGGAATTAAACTATCTGCCACGCTCACAAACATCCGCCAAATCATTAGTGAATATTAGTGTCAATGTTAATAATCCATCACTGAGAGAAATTGTCATTCCGAAATATAGTGTATTTACTACATCTGGAATTATATCCTCAAATAACACTGTGTCAAATTATTCATTCATGAATCGCGATAATATCATTCTACAGAGACAAAATGCCACAGAGTTTAGTTCAAATGGCTATATTTATGAAGGAGCATATGTAAAGGAATATTACAGTGTAACGGGTGAAGATGATCAGAGATTTGTCATATCAAACAAAAATGTAGATATTGACTCCATTATAGTAACTGTCCAGGCATCCAATAACAATACCAGTAATACGATTTATACCAATGCTAGTTCTCTATATGGTCTTAATGCCAATTCGACTGTATTTTTTACCCAGGCTTATTTGGATGATAAATATGAAATTCTATTTGGTGATGGTGTATTTGGCAATAAACCAGTTTCACCGAATCTAGTTTCGATTGAATATATGATTGCCTCTGGTGAGGAAGCAAATGGATGTAAACTATTCCAGTTCAAGGGTAGACAGAGATATAATTATCTGGTTTCCACTGTGTCAAATGCGAGTGCTGGTAGTAATAGAGAAACCCTAAAATCCATAAAATTCCGCGCGCCCAGACATTATCAGACACAGAATAGTGCGGTCACATCCGAAGATTATAAGATTCTCATTCTGAATAATTTCAATGATATTTCTGCCGTCAATGTATATGGTGGAGAAGAATTAGATGAACCACAGTATGGTAAGGTATTTATTTCTGCAAGCACAACATCAGGTGATGTATTAAGTAATAATAGAAAGACTGATATACTAAACTTCCTTAAAATCAGAACACCATTATCCCTGAATACTGAATATATTGATCCTAATTATCTCGATCTAATTGTTAATTCCCAGGTAATTTATAATCCTGCATTGACAAGTCTAACAGATAATGAATTGTTAACCAATATTAGAAATATCATTATCGCATATAATAGCGAAAATCTTCTGGATTTCGATAATGATTTTCGATATTCAAAATTCATTGCTGCAATCGATAATACAGACAATTCCATCGTCAGTAACAATACAGAACTCACTATGGTTAAGGAATATCTTCCATTGCTTGGTGTAAATTTAATATTTACTATAGAATTTAAAAATGAACTTAAAAAAGATGATAATACAGAATCTCGACCATTGACTAATGAATTTACTCTATATTCATCTGAATTTACATATAATGGCCGACCTGCCTATATCGGAGAAGATGGCGGCGGACAGCTATTCATATATGAATATACTGATCAGGGCAGAAGAATTTTAAATCCTAATTGTGGTTCGGTCAACTACACTACAGGTAAAATTAGTATCAATAATATATCAATCGATTCGTATAATGGTTCAGCATTAAAATTCTATGGCGTTCCTAAAAATAAGGATATTTTTGTTACCAGAAATTCCATTCTAAGAATAGATTCTAATCTAATAGACGTAACCATTGAAAGACTGTAATGAGAACATTAGACCAAAATCTTGATATTTTTATTGAGCAGCAGCTACCTACATTTTATACCAATGATCGGTCTAAATATGGTGGCCCGCTATTCATTGAATTTCTTAAAGAATATTATAGATGGTTACATTCTACAGATGAGATTGGCTATAAAGCCAGAAAGATGCTCGAATATGGTGATATTGATCTAACAACGGATGATCTATTAGAGAAACTGAAAAATAAATATCTTTCCGATCTACCATCAAATACCATAGCAGATAAACGGCTTCTCATTAAAAATGCTCTGGATTTCTACCGCAATAAAGGGAATGAAAAAAGTTATGACATTCTTTTCCGTGCATTATTTGATAAAGATGTTACGATATATCTCCCAGGAAGAGATGTTCTTAAATTATCGGATGGCGACTGGTCTGTTCCTCAATATCTAGAAATATCTAATGTTCCAGATTTACAGTCATATGTAAATAAAAAGATAGTTGGGATTGGTTCTGGTGCATCCGCCATCGTCGAAAACTATTATCAAATCGTAGTGAATAGGAAAAATATCGATGTTTTAGTTCTATCCAATGTCAATGGTTTCTTTGATCGTGGAGAATATGTAAGATTAAGCACGTCAACTAATATTGAAAATCTTCCAAAAATTCTTGGGTCTCTATCTGGTGTAAGTGTAATTGATGGTGGTGCAAATTTCTCCGTCGGAGATACCGTAAATATTATAGGTGATGGTAGATCAGGTAAGGGAAGAGTAATTCAGACATATTCTGCCGATGGTCGAGTAAATTTTTCATTGACATTTTCTGGAACAGGTTATTCACGTTCAAACGTTCCTGTAATTTATCCGCGTGTTATTCTATCACTAGAGACAGCGAATTCTAATATACAGGAAGGGCAATTACTATTTCAGTCAGATAACGTGGCGAATGGTATAGTCTATTCCAATTCTCTTGGTGATGTTACCATTAAAGAAATTTCGTCTGGATTTACTATTGGTAGCACAATTAAAACTGCTCTGCGTATGCAGGTATCACAATTGGCTAATAATATAAATACATTTACTGTTGGCGAAGTCATCACACAATATGATGGTGTTACTCAAACAGCAAATGGTATAATTAGTAATATTGAGGATAATACCTCAAATACTTATATTTTCGTTACTGATGTCACTGGTAGTTTTTCTGCATCTGAATATGTTGGCGCTTCACCGAATAAAGTATTCACTACATCAAATACAGTTGTTAATTGTTTCATTTATGAAATTCTGGGTGGATCAAATACTGGAACAGGAATTATTTCTGATATTTCTGGTGGTGGAACAGGAGCATCATTTAGAATTGGTGATATATTTGACACTGAATTTTTAACCATTAATAATAATTATCTAAGGGATATTCTTAGTTATTCAGTATATTCATTTGATGGAGTTTCCAATACTAGCAATGTAGTTATCGGATCACTACTAGATTATGAATTATCCGAAGTAGGAAAAATTCAATACATTGACAGTATTGTTCCCGGAACCGGCTATAGTCTAAATCCATTTGTAGAGTTGAATAATTATCCAGTCTCGTCACTACAGATGATGGATATCGGAGGCATTAAAGGTAATAATGCCATCGTAGAATCCGATTCCGGCATAGCAAATGGAATCGTATCGAGTGTGGCTGTTATCGATAGCGGATATGGATATGAACCCGGAAAATATGTAACTATGCAAAAAGAGGGATCGGCATTTGCCATAACTGGACGAACCCTTGTTCTAAATCAGGGTAAATCTATTGGTCAATGGAAATCGACTAGAGGCTTTCTAAATTCCGACATGAGAATTCAGGATAGTAAATATTATCAGGAATATTCATATGAATTACAATCCGATGTAAATTATGCTCGGTATAATGATATTGTCAGAAAATTAGTTCATCCAATCGGAACACAGATGTTTGGTAAATTCCTGCTTACCACTACTGTTATCGATGATGATAGTGAAATTATATCGTCTGAATTGGAGACTTCCGGAAATGGTGTGGTTTCATATACAGCATCATCCAATGTAGTTACCGGAAATGGAACATTCTTCACGACATTCTTTAGTAATAATGATGTTATTAAGATAAATAGCTACCAGAGAACTATTTCTAGTATCGCAAATAATACATATTTAACAATTGATACGGCTATGCCAAATTCATATGTGGCTAATAATTATAGTAAAATAAACACAGATTAGGGTATATAAATGGCAGGAAAATTAACTAAGAAACATTCTATTAATAACTCAACTGAGTTTGTTAATTCGGTATTAAGTGCTAATACGAATTATTATATGTTTGCATCAAGACATATTCCATGGGATGACGAACAGAATCCTCCTGCCACAAATACTACAATTTCTACTATTGAGCATACAATCTATGATCATATTCTATTTGGTAAATCTGTAGCTAATACAGATATACGATTCATGATTCCGAGATATGACTGGACAGCTAATACGTTATATGCTGCATATGACAAGGATAATGTCAATATGTATAGCAATAATTTCTTCGTTATCACTCCTGAACAGAACGTGTATAAAGTATTAGACAATAATAATGGTCTTACTTCTACAATAAAACCGACCCTCGTATCTAATTCTATATTTAAAACCAGTGATAATTACGTGTGGAAATACATGTATACTATCTCTAATTCAGATATGACGAAATTTTCTACTAGAAGTTATATACCTATCATTGCGAATACAGAAGTTCAAGCATCTGCAATTCCAGGTGGTATTGATATCATCAAAGTTCAATCTGGTGGTTCATTGTGGTCAACCTATAATACAGGATTTCTACAGAGTGTTGTTGGATCGACAGAATTAGTAATTAGTGCTAATGCATCTGGTAACACCAATTATTATAGAGACTCATCCATATATCTTAAGAACGGATTAGGCGCTGGACAGATTGGAAAAATTATAGTCTATAATGGTGCATCTAAGACCGTCCTACTCGAAACTTCTCTGGATGTCGCATTTAATCTAGAATTAGCTAATACCAGCGGAACTTTTCTAATTGGTGATGAAATCACACAGGATTCCTACCAGCTTAATTTAACTTACCCAACCGGCTCCATTAGCGTAGATGATACGGTCACACAGAGCCTCACTGAAGCCACTGGATTAGTATATCGTGCCTCTCCTACCGCCGTGACCATAGACCTACTCACAAGCGATTTCGTTGCCAATCTTCCTATCACATTTGGTGATAATCCAGTTCTTGGAACCGGAACTGTAACTTGTAATACAACTTCAAATACTATTACTGGATCAGGAACAGCATTTACTACATTATTCCCATCCGAGTCTCTACCACATTATATTATGATTGGTGACTATTTCAGACGTGTTACTGCTATTGCTAATAATACAAGTCTCACTGTAGCTGGAACAAGCTCGGGTGGATTTGATGCGGCGTATTCCGCAAATGT